CTCTGTGGTATTGGCAGCAGATTCTTGCAATGCTTGACCACCTGCGGAAAGCTCGCTCAATGGCCGTGATTCTGCTTGGTCACAGCCGCATTGTGCAAGTCAAAACGCCTGAGGGCTTGACGTTTGATCGCTATGAACCGGATTTGCATAGCAATGCCAAAGGTGAGGGCAGTTCAAGCCTTGTCCAAGAGTGGTGCGACGAGGTGCTGTTTGCTAATTTTCGTCTGTATACGTCACAGCAGAACAAGCGTGACATTGCCAAAGGTGGCAAGGAACGAATTATCAAAACCAGTGAGTCAGGTGCATGCTTAGCCAAGAATCGGATTGGCTTGCCTGATGAGCTAACGATGGATTTTGGGGCGTATGCTGCGGCCATCAAGGCCAGCAGGAACGTGGAGTCGGCAAAGACAATTGTCGATGAGATCCCGAACGCAAAGAGTGATGGTGAGTTGTTGGCTGAGAGTGTTGAGATTTTTTAAGCGAGGGAATAATGGTTACAAAAACGGTTAGGCGACAGACACTTGAAACGTATGCGGCAATGGTTCTGCATGCGAACGCAAAGCGAGATCAGTATTTCAATATGACTGCAAAAGCAATTCGTGCGGACATATGGGATGCGTTTGGTCCAGACATAAGCATCAGCAGTATCAACAAGATATTGCGGCTAGCTGGAATAACAGTCAAGAAAGATCGCATGAACACGATTAAGAATGATCGTGTTGGTGAACTAGCATCTATCTTGCTTACTGTAGTTGATAACATCGAGCGTGAGATTGGTGCGTCCGGATTGATTATCGCAAATGATGATAGAGAAGTTTTGGTGGCTTTAAAGCAACGTCGTAAGGTTTAAGGAGTTTGATTATGGTTGGTTTTGGTAATTTTTTTGATCGTCCTGTTGTAGAATCTCAGCCAGAGTACAGTGTACTTCCGGCTGGGAATTATGAAGCAGTGCTTGTCGACTCACGCATGAAGCAGAGCAAGGCTGGTAAGGATTATCTTAGCCTTGAGTTCAAGATACGCAGCGGTGAGTTTAGCAATCGCAGCGTGTGGGGTCGGTATATGATCAACGATACTGGTGCTGCTGGTCAAATTGCACGCAATCAGTTGCAGGCACTAGAGAACGCAACTGGTGTTGTTAAGCCTGCTGACTCCTCCGAGTGGCATGACATTCCGGTAACGATTGCAATTAAGGTTGTTCCGAGCAAAGGCGACTATGGTCCGAGCAATGAGATTACCAATTTTATTCGCTTGCAGCGGCCACAGTCGGTACCGGCCACTGCTAGCCATGATGACAACTCACCATGGTAAGGTTCTACCGGCTCGATGACCGCAATTGTGCGGTCGAGCTTCGAGGCGAGATCGAATACTACGCTTGGCTCAAGGGATTACCAAAGGCTAAGCGTACTATGATCCATGTCATTGTTGCGACCGATGCTGTGAGAGATATGTTTATTGGAACATACTTCCTCGGCTCGGATCGCTATGCCAAAGATAAGCGATGCTTGTGGCAGACGATTGTTTACGACGATCAGCGTAAATTGGCAACGATTGAGTATCCAAGCCACTGTGACGCTGTGGCTGGGCACAAGCAGACTGTTGAGATTGTAAAGAGCCGTGGCGGTGAGGCTAAGTATCGCCGTTAGACCGAGGTTCTCTAGTCGCCTGAAACGCACGGGTAACGCAGCGTGTGGTCGAACTGCGTATTTTTGTTTTGTGTTCTGTAAACCAAAAAGGAGCGGATGATGAGTGTTAAGGTAGCTGGAATGGTAATGAGTTGCGATCGGTTCATTGCAGTTAAAGACAATCCAAGGCAGAGAGATACGATTGCTCATGCAAAAACGGCCATGAAAAAGCACTTGAGGCAAGAAAGCCCATTGCACTTGCGAGTTGCAGTCGCAACTACTGGAAGTGAAATGTGGAAGCTTGATGGGCATACAAGAGCGTATTTGTGGGAAACAGGAAAGTTGCAAAAGCCGCAGCATGTTAATGTTGATGTTTACTATGTTGCTGATCGCAAGGAGGCCGAGATGCTTTACAAGGGATTTGACAATCGTGATTCAGTCGAGACAACGAGGGACGTTATATTTGGCGATCTTCGTTCATTAGGAATTAAATTTACGTCGTCTCTGTTGACACAAAACCAGTTTAAGAGCGTCATGAAGCTGATTCAGCCGTGCAAAACGCTGAGCGAATACGATTCTATATCGTTATTGAAAAACGAATTGCTAGAAATGGATTCTTGGGGATTGTCAAAAAAGAATATGCCGGCTGGAATTGTGGCTTACTTTTTACTTGATCTTATTGTAAAGCGAAACGATCAAGAGAAGCTGAAGGAGTTTGCAATTAAATACAACGAAGACGCAGGAATTAAAACTGGAAAATATTTTGACGGAGTCTATGCACTAACAGAGCACATTAAGCGTAGAAAAATGGTTGGATCAATGTACGGCTGGCTGAATTACGAAGGAATGATGAGCTGTGCTTATGTTTGCGTTGATAACTACATTGCTGGCCGATCTGTGATGAAAATATGCCCATCAAAATACGGTGTAAATGAAATGCAAAAACAAGCCAATGAAATATTTGGGCTGAGATTAATAGCTGGCAAGATAGCATGATCTGGTTATTAACCGTGCTATCGCTTTTTGCGACAGTGCTTAACATACGCAAGCGACAAACGTGTTTTGTGATTTGGGTTTTTACTAATGCAGCTTGGGCTATTGTTGACGCAAGCCATGGAATATACGCTCAATCTGCATTGCATCTAGTTTATTTTGTTTTGGCTATTTGGGGAGTAATAGCGTGGTCAAAGACTACTCGGAGTTTATAGCTACTAAGCAACGCAGGGTTGAGTCGTTTGGTTTTGATGTTGAACTTGCAGGAATCAATCCAAGCCTATTTGACTGGCAAAAGCGAGCGGTTCAGTGGGCAGTTAAACGAGGCAGGTCAGCGTTATTTGAGGAGTGCGGACTCGGAAAGACATTGCAGCAGCTTGAATGGGCAAGGATTGTTTTTGACAATTGTAGATTGCCGGTAGTTGTGCATTGCCCAGTTGGCGTTCGTAAGCAGACGAAGCGTGAGGCAGAAAAGTTTGGCATCAGTGCACCAGTTGCGATTGTAGATGAGCCAGAGGATGTTATAGCCGGCATCAATTTGATTAACTATGAAAAGCTTCATAAGTTTGATGCGAGCGTTTTTGGTGGAGTTGTGCTCGATGAATCCTCAATTTTGAAAGGACTAAATAGCACAACTCGCAAACTGCTGAACGATTGCTATTCAGCGACTAGGTTCAGGTTGGCATGCACGGCTACGCCTGCTCCAAACGATCATACGGAGCTGGGTAATCACGCTGAGTTTTTAGGTATCTGTCAGCCAGTTGATATGCTTAATCGGTATTTTGTGCACGATAGCGGTGATACAAGCAAGTGGCGACTGCGAGGTCATGCGGTTGGTGACTTTTGGGGCTGGGTAAGCCAGTGGGCTGTATGTATTAGTAAGCCATCAGATATTGGAGGTGATGATACAGGCTACGCATTGCCAGAATTATTGATTCAAAGGCATCACGTTGTTCCTGACGAAGATCACGCACCAGCCGGCATGTTATTTAATACGGCAGGGATAAGTGCAACGACCATGCACGAAGAAAAGCGTTTGACTAATGTAGCTCGTTGTCGCAAGGCAGCAGAAATTGCCAAGAATAGCAAAGGAGCTGTGTTAATTTGGTGCGATACGGATTATGAAGCTGATGAACTTATTGGTCAGTTGCCAAAGGCCGTAGAGGTGCGAGGTAGTGACAAGGATAAGGAAGAAAAGCTATTGGCATTTGCTGATGGCAAGTTTCGCATTTTGATAAGCAAGCCAAGCATTGCCGGCTTTGGTTTGAATTACCAGCACTGTTCTACGCAAATATTCGCCGGCTTGAGTTATTCCTTTGAAGCCTATTACCAGGCTGTCAGGCGATCATGGCGATTTGGGCAAAAGCAGGCTGTTAAAGTGCATATTGTAATCGCCGATAGCGACAGTGCGATTGAGTCAGCAGTTGCACGCAAAGAAAGCGATCACGCCGTTATGCAGTCAGGCATGGCACAAGCTATGGCAATGACGAATGGCGTAACTTGCAACGGTGACATTTTGAAGCAACGATACAACGCAGGTTTGAGGATTGAAGTTCCTAGTTTTTTGAAGGAGAGGAAATAATGAACGTAATTGAGCAGCAATCTGGTGATGGGTGGCATGTATTTCGTGGCGATTGTTGCGAGGTCTTGCAGGGATTGCCAGATGAATCGATTGACTATTCGATTTTTAGTCCGCCGTTTGCATCGCTATACGTTTATTCGGATAGCGAGCGTGACATGGGAAACTGTGAAACAGACAAGGAGTTTTTTGAGCATTATCGCTTTTTATCTGACCACCTATTTCGTTTGATTCGGCCAGGTCGTTTGGTGAGCGTGCATTGTATGAACTTACCGAGTACCATGCAAAACAATGGCTACATCGGTATACGAGACTTTCGAGGCGAGATTATTCGCACTATGCAAACCAGCGGTTTTGTGTATCATTCCGAGGTTTGCATTTGGAAAGATCCAGTGGTTGCCATGCAAAGAACCAAGGCACTTGGATTATTGCATAAGCAGGTCACCAAAGACAGCTGCCGATCAAGGCAAGGTATACCAGATTACATTTGCACGTTTCGTAAGTCTGGCGAAAATGAGAAGCCGGTTGCCGGCAAGTTTGAGCGGTTTATTGGCGATCAAGAAACGTTTACAAACAATGGTGACATGAGCATTGACGTTTGGCAGCGTTATGCCAGTCCAGTGTGGATGGATATTAACCAAAGTCGTACGTTAAATGGGCGAATGGCTCGTGAGCAAGCTGATGATAGGCATATTTGCCCGCTGCAATTGGACGTTATCGAGCGTTGCTTAGAATTGTGGAGCAATCCAGGCGATGTTGTTTTGAGTCCGTTTACTGGAATTGGCAGCGAGGGTGTTGTCAGTGTTCAGAATGGACGCAAGTTTGTAGGTGTTGAATTGAAGCAGTCTTATTTTGAGTGGGCGTGCAAATTCTTGGCTGATGAAGCAGCTAAGAAAAACCAGCCTAAACTGTTTGAATAGGTTTTTAGTCGGCGGCGTAGTTACAAGGAGCAATGTGATGACACTCAGCATTGAGCAATTTTGCGATCAACATAAGGCTTGTAAGGAAGGCAGAGAATGGGCGTTGAGCAACTGCAAAGACATGGAAGAAGTATGGCAGACAGCTAAGCTTGAGTGGCTGATCTGGATTGCTACTAGAGAAGGCGTGCTAACTGATAAAGAGTTACGGCTGTTTGCTGTCTGGTGTGCTAGGCAGGTACAGCACTTGATGACTGATGAGCGAAGCATCAATGCACTTGATGTTGCTGAACGACATGCCAACGGGTGTGAGACTGATGAAGAATTAACTGCGGCGGGGGGTGCGGCTTGGGCGGCTGCGGCTTATGCGGCTTTGGCAGCGGCTGCTGCGATTAAAGAACGTCAGGCTGCGGTTAGAAATGCTGATTCTGCGGCTTATGCGGCTTTGGCAGCGGCTGCTGCGATTAAAGAACGTCAGGCTGCGTGGTTGCGAGCGAATTGCAAGCCTAATTTTGTTGTTATAGGAAATATCTACGATAAAAAAAAATGTTAATCGAAGTGGCTGACATGCTGGACGCAGTTGTCAGTTTTCAGCAGCCCGGTTACGAAATGACGAATGAAGAAGCACTTGCGCTTAGCGATGCTTCGCAGCCGAATCGCCCCAAGATTCGGGTTAAGCAGCTTCCATCACGTGGAGTAGAATGACAGAATGACTAAACCAAAGAAAAAGCCAAACAAGGCAGAACTCCGCAGCAAGTATTTTGCAGGACTGGCAAAGCGTGCGGTGGAGTTAATGGAGGCAGGTAAGACTGCAATGGAAGCAGCTCGCATATTGCATGTTGCTCCATCGTTCATTCACACGCATACAAGAGGCATAATACCTCGCAAGAAATGGGGGTATAGCGGAAAGCATAAGCGAGTCTACAACGAGTGGCTTGATCCGAACGACGAAGCCAACATTCACTTATTCTGGGTTCCAAGCCCAGAAGAAATCGCAGAGCAGTGCCGTAAAATTCGCAGCGGCGATCTATATATTCGTTCCGCAGCAGTAGGTAATCATGTTACTACGTTCGTATCAGTCGCAAGCCGTAGAGTCAGCGTGGACATTTTTACGAGAGAAAAAAGGGCAGAACCCTTTAATCAGTATGGCAACGGGAAGCGGCAAGAGTCTGGTGATTGCGGAACTCTGCCGCATGGCAGTCCAGCAATACTCAGGTCGAGTGATAGTCTTGCAGCATCGCAAGGAACTGATCGAGCAGAACGCCAGCAAGATTCGAGCACTTCTGCCTGACATGGAGATCGGAGTCTATTCTGCCGGACTCAATCGCAAGGAAGTCGAGCCTGATGTAGTTTGTGCTGGTATACAAAGTGTATACAGCAAGGCACATTTGCTAGGATCTCGCCATTTGGTAATCGTTGATGAATGTCACCTGATTCCTAGCGATGGAGATGGCATGTATCGCACGTTCCTGACGGAACTACAGGCTATTAACCCTAAGCTGAGAGTGGTTGGACTGACTGCTACACCATACCGGACTGGTGAGGGCCATCTTTGCGACGGTGACAGCATATTCAGCAAAGTGGTTTATGAGACAGATATTGTTCAGCTTATTGCTGATGGTTATTTGTCACCTATTGTCAATCGTGTCTCGGCCACCAAGTACGATACGAGCAATCTGCACATTCGTGGCGGAGAGTTTATTGAGTCGGAGCTACAAGCACTGTTTGCCGACTATGGGAAGATTAAGCAGTCAACCGATGAGATCCTAGCGGCAACTGCTAATCGCAAGTCGTGCATCTTATTTTGTTCCGGAGTGGCTCATGCTGAACTGGTGGCTGAGATTATTGGGGCTGAGGTCATTACAGGCAATACGCCAGCAGCAGAGCGTGAGGAGATCATAGATCAGTTTCGCAATGGCGAGTTGCGGTATCTCTGCAATTGCGATGTACTAACTACTGGCTTTGACGCTACCTGCATTGATTGCGTAGTAGTTCTGCGATCCACCATGTCCGCTGGTCTGTTTGTTCAGATGGTTGGTCGTGGTATGCGAACGCATCCCGGCAAGGAAGATTGTCTGCTACTAGATTTTGGCAACAACTTGTTCCGCCATGGCCCGATCAATGCCATAGATTATGGGCAAGCTAAAAAGGTACGTGAAGCTGGTGGCGATCCGCCAACTAAGATGTGCCCAAACTGCAAAGAGCAGGTGTTTATCTCAGCTAAAGTGTGCTATTGCGGCCATGAGTTTCCGGAACGAGAAATCAAGCATGAGGTGGTAGCCGATCAGTCATCAACAGTATTGGCTGAGACAAGAACGTGTGTCGTCAATGACTGGGTATTTACTCGCCATCGCAAAATTGGATCACCCGATAGCCTGCGGATAAAATATTACCTCGGCGGGAATCTAGATACTGTCGATGAGTGGGTCTGTTTGGCTCATGATGGCTTTGCCTACCAGAAGGCAGTCCAGTGGTGGAATAAGCACTGCGAGCATAAACTGAGCGAGGTGCTTGATCTTGAGCAGCAAGTCAATGAAGATGCTGATGTAATTGACGCTGTGATCAGTTGGCAGCAGCAGGGATTTATGCGTAGGCCGTCACAGTTGCAGGTAGCCAAAGACGGTAAGTACAACCGCATTATCAGCCGCAAGTTTACGCAGCCACTACATAGTGATATACCGTTTTGAGGAGGAAAACGTGGAAATGCTTATTGATCGCAAGCCGCAGTGGTTGCTTATTCCTATTGCCAGTGGCTCGAAGAATCCAGGTACGTTATTAGGCAAGAATTGGCCCGCATTAGCGAGTAATGATGAACATACTATTGGTGAATGGCTGACACGCTGGCCGAACTGCAATATGGGTTTGCTGCTTGGGCCAAGCAGCGGCGTGATTGACCTAGAATACGATTCCAAGGAAGGCGAGGAGATCCTTGAAAAGTATTGTGCCGATCTTCGCACTCCAACTTATCGCAGCCGCAAGTCAGTGCATCG